GGCATTGTTTCAGGGAAAGCCAAAGTGCTGTCCTTGCAGTATCAACCGTGGCGATTTGCCACGGAGGGTATTGACGACAGTGCTACCAGGATTGGCACACTGCCTCACGACGCCCAACGCCCTCATTTGAGGACCAAAGCAGCCGTGATGGCCTTCTGACGGTTAGTTAGACCGTCAAACTGAAGGCCGAATCCAAAAGGCGTCGCCTTCCGACGGCGAAGATACTTCGCTGTGTATGTCGTAGACATAGTCGGAAGGGCGTGTGCGTTATTGTTGGATCCAGTGTCGACTTCATTCCAGAAGCGACACCTACCAACGTAGGCATCACGCACCGTGCAGCTACGTGTTATCATGAATGACTCCATGATGTAGCCCCACGGCATGACGAGGCCGTCCCTGGCAAACGCTGCGAGATTGTGAATTAAATCTCCAGCGTTTGTAAACCAGTCAGCGGCCCAGGAGTAGGGCAGCAAGTTCCAAGCTGTGTCAACGGAAATTCCGCTGTACAGGTAGCGCATTTCTGCCTCCTGTCGTAACAGCTTGTCGCTCCACGCATCACCTACGGGTGGTAGATAGTACGTGAAAGCGCCTTTGAACCAGGTTTTTCGTTCCCTGTGTTCATTGACTTGCAGCTCCCCGGGCCATCCTCCGATGGCGGTTTGGAAGTAGCCGGCGGCCTGTGATTGACACGGACCGCCGAGCCACTTTTCCATTCCACCTGAGGATGGTGTCACGTTGATTTGGTTATCAACGACTGTAGGAAACTCATAACCACGTCTGATGACCACGCCAGACTTCGAAACGTACTGTGCGATTAGCTTTTCAGCTTCTCCCACAGCCCGTCGAAATTTCTGGAGGTCAGACAAGAACGGCTTAATGCCGAACTCGTAACCCAGGTAGTTACTAGGGATATCATGCCTAGTAAACCTTCGATTACGTAAAATGTCCATCCCCGGAAAACGGGGGAGCCCCTCGGTGAGGAGCTCGCCAACAGCTGTTGGCAAGTCAGAGATGGGATTGGTTGGCAACACCCGAGCTATAGCCGTCGTGCCGTAACCGATAAGATCGGTTTCGTCACTATAGCCATACGGCAGATTAAAGAAATCTGTCGCATCGAAAATATAGTCATCGGCGCCAACCAATACAGGGCCACGATATGCATGGTATATGTCACTTGCAAGATTGCAAATGACATCCAAGCGCGTGGAATCGACTTCAACTTGAGACTCGAATGCGGTCCAATTAG